CGGTCGTTGATAAAATCGGAAATGGTGATTTGATTCCAAACATTGTTGGCGGTAATGCTGCACCGAAAAACGAACCGTAAATGAAGCCCCAAATAATTGTTGGAAATGATAAAATCAAGAAAAAGTCGGCAAAACGTTTCATGCCTCTCGGTAAAACAAATGCTTTCAAAGCAATAATAGACAAGAGTAGCATCAGTAAGCCATAGCCAATATCCGCTACCATCATGCCAAAAAAGACTAGATAAAACGGCATCATCGCAGGTGTCGGATCAACTTCTTCATATTTTGGTAAGCTATACATCTCTGTTAACATTTCAAACGGCTGCACCAATTTATTATTCGCTAGTTTAACTGGTATATCCGTCTCAATTTCCGCCTTCGTAGGATTTTCAAAAGTAAGAGCTATTTCGTCCTTAGGAACTTTTTCTTCAATCGCTGTCAAAATCTCGGCTTTTTCTTCGACTGGAATCCACGTTTGCAAGATGAAAAATGATGAAGCATTTAACAAATGTTGACGTGCTTGTTCTCTTTGGATAACCGCCAATAAGACTTCTTCAGCCAAGCAAAACGTTTCATAGAAATCATGATAAGAAGCCAGTTGTTGCTTTAAGGCTTTTTCTTCTTTTTGTAAAATTTCATATCGTTCTTTGACTTGTTGATATGCCTCTTTAGGCGGAACATCATAACGGTATTGGAGTGGTTCAAAACTATATTGGTTTAATAACTCGGTTACACTCTGCTGTTGTTCCTTCAGGTAAACGAGTGTAAAGTAACTATGATGCATACTTTGATAAATTTCTTCAAAATAAACCGTTGGCCATTGAGACAAAGCGCTCAAGAAACTGGCTTTATTGGCTAGATTTATCGAACCATGAACGACATAACTACTTTTTAACTGCTGTTTGTGTGGTAGAACATCCAGATATTGCCAGCGGCCTAATAATTCTTCTTCTGCTTCTAACCCTTGACGATCCGTTTGAATTTGTTTCAAAGATTCTTGAATATTCTTTAATTCCGTCAAATAGCTTTGTAATGTTTCTTCATCAAAGGTTTGTTCCAACTCTTCTAAGGTATAGACTTTTCTTTTTATCTTTAACCCTTTTCCTGAAGAGCGTGTCAAAAATAAAAGAAGCTCTTGCAATTGTTGTAGCATCGTTTCATATTTACGTAGCTGTTCAGTTGACTGTTCTGCTTGTAAAAAAGAATATTGACTCTTTAAGGCTTGTTCTTCTTCAGGCGAATGAAAAATCCGTTTTACTTCGACAATTTGCAAGCCTTGAATGGCTTGTAGAATTGCTGCTTCTTTTTCGGCAGCGGCAATTATTGTCATTTTTTCCATTTTACTAACTGCCATAAACGTCTTTCACCCTCTCAATAATTGAATCAATGACTTGTTCTTTGTTCGCTTCGTAACGTTCGTGAAGCGCTTGTTCAGTGCGCTTTGTTTCATCTAAAAGTTGTTCTTTTTCAAGTTGTAACATCTTTTCTTGCGTTGCTAGTGAATCCGTCAGCACTTTTTCAACAGCTTCTTCACTCTCTTGACGTAGTTCAGCTAAACGTTCTTGCTTCTGTTCTTCATATAAACGACAATTCATCTTAGCTTGTTGCCGATGCTCTTCCACCGCATCTTCCGCTGCCTTGATTTGCTCTAGTACTTCTTGTACCATTGTCTCCACCTCCTTAGTTTTTACACCTTTAGCATATAAGAAAAAGGACTAGCGAAATAGAGATACGCTCAGCCCTTTTGTTTTAGGTATGCAAAAAGGCGCAAACTCAAAAATTGTTCTTCTCACCCCTTGAAGAACTGAATCCTTGAAGCTTTCGCCCAACCATTCTTTATTCAATACTCTACCATCTTAGCAAAGTTTTTCGCAAAATTCAATACTTACCCAAATGAATTAAAATAACAAATTTTCACTTTTATAATAGGTAATAAAAAGGCATTATTTTTTTCGCTTTATAATTATTGATCTTGAATTTTTTTCACATAGATGTGCTATACTTACGTAAACAATTAAATTTATTTGGAGGGATGTCTGATGAATATACGATATATTTCAATCTCTGGTAATACACGCTCATTTGTTCAACGTTTAACAACTTATGCTGAAGAGCAACATCAGCACAACGAAAAAAATCCTACGATTACTTTCAAAGAAATTTCGGAAAATTCTCCGTTAGAAGTAGAAACAGAACCATTTTTTACCTTTGTGCCTACCTATTTAGATGGTGGCGATGGCATCAACAACGGCAATACCGAAATTTTAACAGAAGTCATGCGAGAATATCTTGCTTTTGAAAATAATTATCGTTATTGCTCTGGCGTGGTGGGCAGCGGCAATAAAAACTTTAACCACCAATACTGCCTGACAGCTAAACAGTATGCGGAACAATTTAACTTTCCCTTCTTAGCTGACTATGAATTAAGAGGCACCCAAGCGGATATTGAACGAATTTATGCTATTTTAAAGAAAAACCAATAAGCAAGTTTCATTACTAAAAAGCTCACCTATGATAGACTACATTTTGAGGTGAAGAAAAATGAGAAATACATGGTTAGCAGAACAACTTCAGTCAATCAGCGAAGAGCCCAATTCTTTTATTATCGAGGAAACCATCAAATATATTGAACAATTAGAAGATGATAATGAAAGTCTTCAAGTTGCATTGGAAGGAACTATTTGGAGTCCTAAAAAATGGAACGAACCATTGGAAAAATAATTTAAACAGAAGAAAAGAGCCAGAAACACTTACGTTTCTGGCTCTTTTCTTCTGTTATTTACAAATTATAGGCGTGCATTTAAATCTTTTGCTAATTCTTCAAAACCTGGTTTACCTAATAAAGCGAACATGTTGCGTTTGTTAGTTAAAATTTTTCCATAGATTTCATTCTTTCCGATTATTTATATATCAATGATTTATTAGTTATTGAAGTCTTTCACTATTTACATTTTTTTCATAGATATTTCAGATGTATCACCAAATGTATCACCATTTGTTTTTATCATTTCATAGATTTACAAAATTTTTCTATAGACAACACGAACATACATTCGGTATAATTATATTACTAGGAGGGCGATAGTATGAAAACTAATTATGTAGGAGTAGTTGATAAGATTAGAATGTTAAGTATGTACCCAAAAATGCTAGTTCGATTCTCATTAGTAACACAGGACGAAACTATAAACTGTATCGTCTCCAAATGCGAGCTAGCAAATATGTTATTAATGCTACCCGAAAAATCTGAACTAGCTGTCTATGGTCATTTGAATAAACGAAATCAACTTGTCATTGAGAAAATGCTTGTAAGGAAATCTTTGATTAGTGCATAGATAATAAATGTATTAACATTTGTCAAGTATTTAGTGTTTACTATCATTCATGTTATTGATATACTTTAAGTGTATATTAGTAACATGAATTTTATTAAAAGGAGGTTATTTTATGTGGAATGCTGATAAGGTAGCAGATTGGTTCCTTGTTAGACATTCGTCAAAAATGCAAACAGATGAAGCTGTTGATGAGAAATTAACACAAATGAAATTGCATAAATTGATGTATTATGCACAAGGTGTATACTTGGCCGTATTTTCAGAAAGACTATTCGATGAAGAATTACTTGCTTGGAAACACGGACCAGTAGTCCGATCTATTTACAATAAGTATCAAGGAAGAAAAGAATTATCAGCAAAAGTTACAGATGAACAGGTGGATAACTATATATCTATTTCATCAGATGAAGGTAGTAAAATGGTGTTAGAAGTTGTATATGAGCAATATGGTGTATACTCAGCTGGACAATTAAGAAACATGACTCATGAAGAAACACCTTGGAAAGAAGCTTGGGAAGCAGGCGAAGGATCTACAGCTATCTCAGATGATACTATAAAAAATTATTTTATAGAAAATATTATTGAGGATGCTTAGTTCGTGGCTAAATCTAAAGTTAAGATTGATTTTAAACAAAAAGTAACTGAATATGAAGAAAAGATTACTAATTTAGCTTTACGCAACGCTAAACAATCAGTGTATTTAACTTTTAACTTCAGCTTTTTGTCAACAAATTCTAATTATAATCATAGTTGTATTGACTTTACACCTGAACATCACACGCTCTTAATCCAACGACTGCATGAATTATCTCAGATGGATATCGTTTCACTTACCGCTAGTACAAGTAAACATAGAGGGCTTGAAAAAATTAATAAATTTAATAGTCGTGACAGAATTAGTAGTATTAAACTCCATCCTAAGTTTTGCAGTTCAAAGAGAACTGATTTAGCTGGAGACTGTTTCTGGGTTTTTCGACTATGCCCAAATAACAATCCCTATCCAACTCGCATTATAGGTAAAATGATTGACGACATCTTTTATGTTATGTTTATAGACTGCGATCACGAGTTATACGCAAAAAGAAGATAAAAAAGCTCACTCTACCTAGAGAGTGAGCTTTTTTGATGGACCATACAGGACTCGAACCTGTGACCGAACGGTTATGAGCCGTTTGCTCTAACCAACTGAGCTAATGGTCCTGAAAAAAGAGTCACCTTGAAGAAGGCGACTCAAGAGAATTTAAATAAGCGTAAATCTATTCTAATCTTTGAGTTATAGAAAAACAAGCCTTTTAATATCCAGTACCCCAAGTATTGTCTGGGTTGCCATCATTTGGGCCAACTGGGATACAAATCCGAGTTCCGTTTGAATCAGAACCCCCTAACCAAACATAGCCATCGGCCACACGAACCGAATCATATCTAAATTGTGCACCTTTTGGCCACACGCCGTAAACTGGCGCATACAAACTAGGTGATCCAGTACGCAACACAATTCCTTCATTTACACCAATAGTGAATGTTTTAGCTGGTGTTGGTTTGCTGCCTTCCCACAATTCCGCAATATCACCATCGTTCGCATAACCTAACAATTTACCACTATTTTCAATCCGATATAAATTTTTACGACCGTCTAGCTTTTGTGTAATTGTTCCAACTTGGGTCCATAAGGTATTTGCATTGATATGCTGAGAAATTGGCGCATCTGGATTTTTGTAGATTGTTGTAAAACGAACGTGTTGACCAACTTTATATTTTGGTTTATTAGGCTTTCCTGGGTTTACAATAACTTCGCTCCCATCTTCTGGAAGCCCAGTCTGTAAGTCTTGGGCTAATTGCGCCTTATTGATGCCCCATTGAGCTAAATAACCATAAGGGTCTGTGTGATCGCCCCACCAATTTTTAGTAATCCAATCATGCGTTACGATTCCGTATCCTGTTCCATCATCCAAGTCAAATGTTGCACCAATTTGTGTTGCTAAATCACGAATCAAATTGACATAGGCAGCATAGTCTTTCTTGAATGTTTCTTTATTATTCGTTCGAGCCAATTCAATTTGCGCATAGGCTTTTTGATTAGCTAAAGAACCTGCGCCATATTGAATTTGGCCAGCAGGAGCTAATTGTTTCACTCGTCCACCAGATCCGACAAAATATGAAACATAAGCGCTCGTCCAGTTGCGTTTCATATATGCCGTTTCATTGTCTAGACTGTTTGGACCAACGTTGTTCCCATTTCCTGACTCGTGCAAGACAATTAATTCGTTAGTCGCATAACCTGGAAAATATCCGCCAAAATCGATAGGATCTTGTTCCACTTGATAAGCATCTGCGGCAGTTGGTAACAATAATCCTGTAACTACAACTAATGATAATAAAAACTTACTAAACTTTTTCATTTTAAAACCTCTTTCTTAATTTTTTATATAAAAAAAGAAGCCATTTTAGAATGACTTCTTAATTATCTCTATTTGAATCAACAAATCCTTCGCCAACAATATATGCAGCTAATAAGCCAATAGCTGCTACTAAAGTGACCACTTTTTCAGATGTTAAATCATCTACATTGAAAACTGCTAACAAAGCAATGATTACTCCTGTCACTGCAGCCCAAAACTTTCTGCTTGTGATTTTATGTTTCCAATTAATTTTCATTTGGTGCCTCCTAAAAATGTGCTTAACCAGTTAAATAAAATAGTTATTGCTCCACTAGAAACAAATATAGCTAGTATTACTTTCCATACATTTTCAGTGTTAAGTTTTTTTAGTTCGTCTTTTCTTTCGTCTGCTTCACTATTTCTATTCAAAATAGCATTTAAAATTTCACTATTTTGCTCCATTTGCTTCATATTTTGTTCACGTAAGAATTTATTTGACTCATCTAATCTAACTAAATTTGCATTAAGTTGCTCCTGTAAAGTCATCGTTCGTCTATCTAAACGACCTATTTCTCTATCATGATCACCAAGACGTTTTTCATGTTCTTTTACTTTTTGCTCTAACTCCAACTGACTAACCTTCTTTCCCTACAATCTTGTTAAACTCCTCTTCTGTAATGCATGTAGGTACAAATAGTCTTACTTCATCATCAGTATAAAGACCCCAATCATACATCAATTTAACATCATCAAAAGTAAACATTATATAGCACCTCCTTTAAGCTGTTCATTAATTTTCCCTATTTCTCCAGTAATTTGTACAATGGATAACATTGATTTTGCACCAATCTCAGCTAGGTCATTTGCTTTAGCTTTCAAGAGGGTATTTTCTTTTTGGATATTAAGGTCATTGAGCATTAGCTTAGAATTTAGAAGAGCAAGATTATCTGCTTTAGCTTTTAATAATTCATTATCCTTTTCAAGGTTTTTATATAATATACTTAAATTATCCAAATTTTCCTTATCTAATTGGTTAGAAATTTCTTTCCATCTGTTCTCAGATGGAATAAAAAATTGGTCTTCTAAATTGACGTTTGTTAAAGGAGCTACATCTGTAAAAGGAACTTGCACTGGGAAATCGTCAGATACCTGTAGCTCTGTACCTCCAGTTCGTCCAAATTGCCAAATTTTTTTCATGCTATTCCCTCCTGTTTATTTTTTATATAATTTTGGAGCCCTTCTTATTCCTATAATACAATCAATTCTTGCCCAATTTTTTTCTTCTGTGATAGCACCCGTATAAGCAACCACCTTTGAATAATTAAATTTTACTTGGTTTTTATTTATGTCAACTAACGATTCTAACAAATCGTATCCTTTTGATGCAGGATCATCATAGATATTGATAGCAGAAAATCTAAAAGTTAGTGACTGTGATTTTAAATGTATTTTTTGAGCGCTTGAACTATTAGATTGATAAGAATATTCTATTCTCAAAGCCTCGTAATTTTCTATACTATCTAACAACGCTACGACTCCATCGGCTAACCCTATTGGCCGAGTATTTAAAATCACTTCATTCTCTAACTGGTCCACGGTAGCTACTTCAACGCCTCCAACCAAAGGTCTCTCTATAAAATTTTTTGTCCCTGCTATTGATTGTGGTTCAGTTAAATTCACGACATTTGTTGTAAATGCAACTTCTTTCCAATCGGTCCAGTTCGAAGGTACCCCACCAAATTGACGAATAACGATAGTCCTTTCCGTTTGAAATAGTTGTCTGACTCCTCCTGGGTCTTTACTAACGAACAAACTTCCAGAGTTTGGTAGTGGCTTGTTTTCAACTCCTGTAGCTGGAATCGAGTATATGCCAGGTTCTTTAGCATTATTTAAGTCTGTTATTTCAATATTTTTTCTTACCAATAAGCCGTTTTCAGCCTCTGATTTATTGATGAATAGGTCATCTGTTTCTGTTTTGCTATATGAACCAACTTGTGCAGAAGTAACTTTATGAGGGTTTTTATAATCAATCTTATGGCTTGTCAGGTTATCATTTACAGAAGAAGCACTAGCCATTGCAGCATTAGCATTATCATTAACTTGTTTAACTGAATTCGGAGTTGCTGCTGTCAGTATATCCGTGCTCGTAACTGAGTCAGTCAGCTTAACGATCCCTTTTTTGGTAATTGTTGAATCTGGAATACCTGTAATTGTTGACCATGGTTGAGTGTGATTTTTTTCTGCTTTTCCATTCCAGCTATTTCTTTCTACATCTGTAATATGTCTAATGTTATCTTGATCATGCGCATCAAACTCAGATTTAGTTGCCTGCTTTTGATTTAGTACATTTCCTAAACCAACCTGAGTAGCTGTTACCGCATGAGGATTACTTATATTTGATTTATGGGCATTAAAATCTTCAATATGTGTAGCACTATCTTGCAATTCTTTTAAAGCTCCGTGGGTTCTGCTAAAGAACCAATTAAAATAATCAGCTGGTGGTTTTTGTGAAGCTTTCCAACCATCGCTAGTTAAGCTTTCGGGTGGTTTAATACCTGGTGCTAACCAAACAGGCAATTCCTTTGTAAATTTCATTTGCATTCTCCTCTCTTTCTACAGCGGCAGTTTATAATCATTTTCTGGAATAAAGACTCCTCCCAAAGTTCCTCCGATATTACCATCAATATCAGCGAATCCTTCTTTACTAATCTCTATATCAGTCGTACTTGAAAATGAAAAAGTTCCCTCCAAATTAACGTAGGCTACTCTAATGCCTCCAGCACTGATACTCTCGACAATTTGTAAAAATTGACTAATACTTAGACCCGAACTATTCAAGTAGTCAAGAGGAGCTTTTTTTATGATTACACAAGCAGGTTCTTTTTCATCTACCGTCTCATTAGCTGATATAATATGGATATCACTAGGATGACAATTTAAAGATGTCGCAATTGCATGTAACATTTTGTCGATTGATCCATCGCTTGTATTTCTAGCTACCTTTCCACGAATCAATACTCTATATATTTCATCAGTCGTTTTTCCTCTCGCTTGTCCAACATTAGCACCTAATTCATCTAATCCTTTCCCTCGTGCTTCATCTATCGATCGCCAGTTTGCTACTTTATTCAGCAAATCAGTCAAGTCTTTAATTTCAAACTCAATAATTTCAAGAAGTTTTGAAATATTTGAATTTTCGCGATTGAATAGATCTGGTAAATAATCTCTAAGCTTTTTGGTCACTAGTAATCACCACATTCTCTGTTTTACATTCAGCTGACTCATTTGGATTCAGATTAATGTCTTTGGCTTCGGTAGTTTCAGTAGATAATCCAATTTTTACATCAGCGACAACAACGCCTGGTATTTGATAAATTAATGGATAAATATAAGAAAATCTGACTACTTCACCCATAGTCAGATTGTTAATGTAATTATTTACTATAACTTTTATTTCTTCTTGTCCGTTTTTTTCAAATTTTGAATCTACTTGAATAGAAATATTCACAAAAATAGGAACAGATTTTGCATAATCAAATTTAACAATATGACTAAATCCTCCTAAGTCTTTTACTTCAACTTCCTGATTACCAACAGTGTCAATCCCAGCGGCAACACTTTTAAAAATTGCCTGCCCAATATCGTCTTTCACTCCACCTAAAATATGCACATGTACCGACTTGGGTGGATTACCATACGAATCAGTTTCCATTGTTTTATTTTCAACAACACTAGCGGTCCGTACCCCACTAACTTCTAGCAAAGCAGTTAGAATTCCGTTTATTGGCGGTCCAGGATTCCCACGAACAGAAATACCAATTCGGTCGCGATAGGCTTTATCTGTTTCACGTTCTGCCCCACCCTCAGCCCTAGCAGGGTTATTAACAGATGATATTTCTTCAGTAGGTTCCACTTGTACTATAATAGTATTAGCTGGTACGTTTGAACTAGCATTCTCTTCTAAAGAAATTGCGCGGCCTTTCCCAAATCCATTATCATCAATTTTGACTATATCAATCATCTGAAACATAACTTTATTTTCTGTTGAAAAACGTACGCCTTCATTAATGATGTAACCAGGTTTTCCTGAGAACTCCAGCTCAACCATTGCAACTGTAGCTGGATTTCTATAGATACCACTATTCGCACCTAAACGATCCAATGAAACCCCTGTAGCTTGACTTATGAAGCCACTATAATAAACTCTTTCAGTTAGTTCATGAGATATAGATAAAAACCATGCAACGATACGAATAATGATACCCAGAACAGAATGTCCTGAAACATTAACATCCGAACCAAACAAGGCTTTTGCCTTTTCAGACATATCATAGAGTATTTCATCATATGTTTTTCTTTTAAATCCATTTTCATCAAGCACGTATTACCACCCCCACTTCATCACCTAATGTTGATAGCATCTCCACTGTAATATTCAACTGTCTATTGTTTCTTACAATTTCTATATTTTCAATACTATTAATTCTAGGTTCTTGATCTAAAATCGCTTCTGTAATATCTTGTTTCAAGTAATCTTCATTGTAATTTTTTCCAAACATATTATCACTTTCTAAACCAACGGATGTATCTAATTTAAATTCTTCTAGTCGTATTGATAAGATCATGAATACACTTTGTGCAAGTTCTAAATCTCCTTCAACTAGTAAAATTCCATAGTCAATAAATGATAAGTCTCCATTGACTATTTTCAAATCCCTCATTAAGCAATCACCCCCATAATAACAGCGTCATTTTGACTATGCATTCTATCAGATGATAATGAATAATCAGCAGAACTTCTATAATTATCTATGTCACGATCACAAAAAACTACTACTACAACCGCTCCCTGTGAGATATCAGACTGACAATGCTTAGTGATCAACGCGTTTAGTATTAATGCTCTTTTTCCTCCATCTGATTTTAATGCCATTGGCTGAACATCAGCTCTTGCACCTTTTACAGTGACAACTCGGCATAGTTGCATAACATTAATTTCTTTTAAAATTCTATTTTTAAATGATCGAAAAAAAGCTAAGTCAGTTTCTTTCATTAGGTTACCACCTCACACGTTGTAACAAATCGACTACCATCATAGGAGTGCTGGCCATTTTTTACATAAAAATTTCCTTTTACATTTTTTGAATCGATATAGACTGCTGTACCTGTAGTGATTTTATGTTGCAAAAGACACTCAACAGACCAACCAGTATAATCATGACTTTCAACTTTTGTTGGTTGGTTAATAAGTCCCGTTTCAGGACTTAATCTGTATCTCTCTTTATTTCCATCTCGAAAATTTTTAATTACAAGTTGACCTCTTTTAAAATATAGTGATGTGTCACAAGCTTTGGAAATCTCTTCTAAAACCATCATTGCTTGGCCATCAGCTGTGTAGCCAGACCCATATATTTTATTATTTTTTAACTTAATTTCTGACAAAGGAATATTTGCTTCCCTAGCAACTCGATTTATAATAGTATGAGCATCCGTTCCATTATTAAAAGTAATATTTACTTCTTTTTGTTCCGAGTAATCTTTACCTTCTAAAAAAGTAAATGTTGTTGCTCTATCTACTCCGTTTAGAACAGAGGGTTTTACTTCTGCTATCGTTCCTGACGTAATCACTCCATTTGAAGTACCTGCATATCCTGCGTGGATATAGACTGGATTTCCTTTCTTAATAAAATCAATACTTTTTTTATTTAAATTGTATATTGTCACACTCACTTCAGATGGATTAGGTGAGTCAGAAAAAGGTGCTGTAAAGTGAATTTCTAACCGATCCAACCTGCCTGAATCAGCTCTTAGTAGAACTCGATTCTTCCCATTCTTGTCGTGTATTTCAATTTGTAATAATCGTTGCCATTGCGTATTTCCCATTTAATTATCTTCCCTTTCCAAACTTGGAACATTATAATTCGGAGGTAAATCATCTATATAAAGGAAAACCTGAATACCAAAATTTTCAAAAGTTATTTCTTTTGAAGCTCCCGACTCATCCATCGGCACCAAATCTGCTGAAGGTAAACGAGTATCTACAATGTCTTGCCAAAGTCTTTCATCGATTACCATACGCTCACCAATAGCTATCGGTGTATGATCTATGTCATATAGATCTACAGTAAAAAATTTTTCTGTTTGATTATAGTCCACCTCAAAAATGTAATTTGTATTACCTAAAGGTATTTCGAATTTTTCAGGTAATGAATATTTATCAATAGGAATATATGCTCTTAAAGACATTTAGTCACCTCATTTCACACGCGCACGAGCGCTTATAGGTATAAATCTATTTGGCCACTTGTTCCAATCTCTTAATTGTTG